CGTATTTGAGCCAGAGGTAGTGATAGTTGGTGATCCTGTGGTTGTGCCTGAGTAGTATGCCGTGGGTACTGATAAGATGACTACACCTGAGCCGCCTGAGCCACCGTTTGGCGCACCACCTGCGCCACCACCGCCGCCTCCGCCTGTATTCGCCGTGCCAGCAGAACCATTAGCAGCAATACCACCACCTGCTCCAGCTCCACCTGACCCAGCAGCCCCTCCTGCAACACCACCACCTGCGCCGCCGCCGCCAGCGTAAGTCACTGACGACCCAGTTATTGAAGAAGCTGTTCCTGCACCGCCAGCACCGCCGGTTCCTGATGCATTAGCGCTTCCCGCAGATGTTGCTCCGCCGCCGCCACCGCCGCCAATAGACGGGTAACTTAACCCTGTATTATTTGGCGTTGCGCCAGCATTACCTTGTCCTGAAGTTGCAGCGCCGCCTGCGCCATTTTGGTTATTTGCAGCACCACCACCACCGCCTGAACCGCCAGTTGCTCCAGCCGTTGCGTTAGTGCCATTATAGTTACCACCATAACCACCGCCAACAGCGGCAGTTAGTGCGCCAAACGATGAATTAGAACCATTGGCTGCGGCGCTAGTATTAATCCCCCCAGCGCCACCAGCACCAACAGTAACTGTATATGTTGTGCCTAAACTTAACATTGTGGTGCTTGTTAAAAACCCTCCTGCACCACCGCCGCCACCCAATTGACCACCGCCACCAGCACCACCAGCGACAATTAAATACGATATAGCAAGAGTAGGCGTAGCGCCCACAGCAAACCAATTACCTAACGCATAAAACTCAGCATAGCCAAGGTCAGTGTTAAATCTCATCTGCCCTGTCGCAGGACTCGCAGGGCGTTGTGCCGTAGTACCCGAAGGCAAGTACAAACCGCCAGTCGCTGAGTCTGCATACGACAAAATGCCATTCGTTGCCTGCACATTCACAGACACGTTAGACGCTGTGTCAACAGGGTTGACCTCAACCGTACCTAGAGCGAAGGCTTTGAGGCGCAGTCCCATTACACAATCGCCCAAACGCTGCCAGATGCAACAGTTACGGTCACACCTGAATTGATTGTGATTGGACCCGCCGAGACAGCGTTAAAGTTTGTGCCGATGGTGTAGTCAGCCGCAACGATGGACGAGTTAACCGTGATGCCGTTGCTTGAAACCATTGCTGTAGACTGCAACTCGCCCGTGCTTGGCTTGTACAACAGCTTGGCGTTGCCCGTGTAAACGGTTGACACAGAACCCGAAGTTGCCGCAGCAAATGTGGGGTAAAGGTTTGAAGTTGTTGATGTGTCGTTAGCGAGTGTTACGCCACCCGCAGGAGTAGTCCATGAGGGTGCGCTTGCGCCGTTTGACGTTAATACCTGACCCGCTGTACCCGCAGCCGACAAAGCTAGTGCCGATGCAGTCGAGTAAGGAATAGCTCCAGCCACAGCCGTAAGGTTAGCGTTTGTGCCGCCATTAGCCAAAGCCAAAATGCCCGCAAGAGTTACTGCGCCGCTTGTTGCTGTGCTGGGGGTTAAACCAGTCGTGCCTGCGCTAAAGGTTGTAGCAGTCGCCGCAGACACCACGTTCGTACCATCGCAGTACAGAATAGAAGTAGAGCCGTTAGGAACCGAAACTCCAGTACCAGCAGAGGTCTTCAAAGTAACGGCAAAACCGCCTGTTACCGAGTTTTTGACAATGTAGACTTTAGTCGCTGTAGGACAGATAACCGTAGCTGCTGCGCCCGGTGCGCCTGAACATTCAAGAATTGCACAGCGCGACTGAGAGGTTGTCCCATCGGCTGTTGTAAGTGTGCTGCTGGCAGCAACCCAAGTATTTACTGTAGCAAGACCGGCAATGGCTTGCTCAACCATTGACGTAATGTTGTTGTTGACTACATCTCCCCAAGTGCCGTTTAATTCACCTGTAACGGGAAGGGCTAGTTTAAGTATCGGGGTATAAGCGGTTGTCATAGTAATCCTTACGTTACAACGTCTGTCCAGCCTGCGGACTGTGTGTCATTGATATTTTGCCAGTTTGCATTCTGCGAGTCATCTATTAAATTCCACAAAAACGCCGAAGCAGCCTGATCCGAAGCTGTCGTATTCTCTTGCACCGAAGCCAAAAATACGCCCAATAAACCTAGTGTACTTATAACACTTGCTGACTCAGTTACAGACGCACCAAAATTAACTACCGTCGCACTAGCATCTGTGGCATTAGCCGCCTCATCAACCAAGGCTCCTACGGTATTAAATGAATCTATGCTGTCTGTTGCTGTTGCTGTTTCTACTACCGGTACGTTAAACAAGAACCCAACTTCTAAAGAGTCTGCCGCTGAACTTGTCTCGCTGACTGACCTTGCATAAATAGCACCTGCATCTATTGCGTCTACCGCCGAGCTTGCTTCACTAACCGCTGCGCCAAAAGTTGCACTGCTTTCAATTACATCCGTTGCCGTTGCCGACTCCAATACAGAAGAGCCTAATGCCGCCTGACTACTTACGCTATCGGTTGCTGCGGCGCTTTCGCTTACATCTACTCCAAAGGAGCCACCAGAAACAACCGTATCTACCGCGCTAACCGATTCACTTATTGCACTTACAAAAGTTTGACCCGCTGCGTCTGCGTCCGTTGCAGTTGAAGTCTCACTAACAGGGCGGTCATATACTGACATGCCCCATCCAGCTTGCCCCCAAGTACCAGAACCCCAGCCGCCATCAGGCATATCAAGCCTCTAGCTGGTCTTCAGTAAACCACCGTTGCTGCGCGTTACCGTTTGCGTCTGTCCACTCAACCAAATACTCAACATTGCCTTCATCATTAAAGCGCAATGCTTGGACAGGACCTGAAGGAACGACAGCTTTAGCCTTAACGACTTCGCCTTTTTTAAACATGATTAGCCCGCCAATGAAAGTGTGTAAGTCACAGTAAGAACGTCACCCGAAGCAACCGAGCGATCCCCCGGTGCGCCAAAGTCAGCCGCTGAAAACAACGTACCTGTTGTGCCGCTCTTTGTGTTGTTGCTTGTCAAGAACGCACCGCCAACAGTTGCCGTAGCATTAATGGTAAATGAGGCAGGAGAGGCTGAATTGGTAGCCACTGAGGGGTTAGCCGTAGTTGGTGTGCCAAACGTGCATACGGGGCGTGTAGCGTTGCTATACGGTACAACCTCTGTCCACCCTGCGTGAGAAGACATGGTATCGCTTGCAGCAGGAGTGTTTGATGCACCAGCACCGTATAGACCAAGATACCAAGTCGCCGTGTAAGAACTGCCTGTGAAGTATTTGGCGTTCATGTCTTGCAAGCCAACGTTGACCACGAGGTTCTTTGACTCAGCTTCCCACTTCAGATTGCCCAAAGCATCGTGGCATTGAATCTTGTACACCCCAGTTGCTGATGCTTTGTCTACAGACTGCGAACCAAGCGTTACGGTACTCGCCACTTGGTCTGACATAATTGATTTTTCGGTTAACATTTTTGGTCCTTATGCTGAACGTACAATTGCATTTTGAAAGTCGGCTAATGGGAAGTTAATTACAAAGTTGCCACTAGAGGTTGTTTTATCTTCACCAAAATCTAGCACTGCGATAGCTGGGTTTGTTGCACCGTCAAGTTTATAAATCAATGCGCCACGCGCCGTAAGCGAGGTAACCGCCCAAGTCACGGTAGCAAAACTAATAAACGCCACGCTGTTTGATAACGTAGGGTAAGTAGATATAGTTAAAACCTGACCACCTGCCGTGTAGCCTGTACCCGTAGATTCGTTCGTTGCCGAATACACCGTGGTATCCGCATTCAGGTTCGCCGCAGACGTATAGAGCGCAATCTTAAAGACTTGCGTAGTCGTGCTGCTAAAGTTAAATACGCCCTCTAGCAAGCCCTTCTTGTACGAATTGACGATGGTTTGCGTAATCATGAAACATCCTGACGGAACTGACCCGACCTGTACGCATCTTGACGCTGCTTGCCATCACCCAAGTTCTTGAGCAACATGATGGATTGTAGGTACAGCTTATCGTACACAGCGGTAGTCTCAGGCTCGCCCTTCATGAATCGCAGAGCTTCAATCAACGCGCCGTTCAGCAAAGCCGAATCAAAGTTGTCGCCCAACCACGATGTACCCGCAGTTACAATTGACTCTGGGTAGTAGAAGTAGTGGAGTTCAACCGAATACGTTGTATTAGGCGTGGGTCCGAGGATCAGGCTCAGTTCAGTCACCGAGCTACTGTTGGGTCCGAAGATGGCGTAATACTTTGGCAGTCCGGTGCTTGCGGGGGTTGGGTACGCTTGGCGAATAAAGTTAACGTCTTTGTTGAGCAAATACTCGTAAGAGCCATCAGCTTTAATCACAGCAAGCGAGTACACGGACAAAAAGTCGCCCGGAGTAGAGAGGTACTTGTTACTAGCGGTCAATGTGCCAGTAACGTTTTTGCGAAGGTTTGAAATCTGAACAGTGTTGTAAATCTTCTGTTCAGCTTGTTGCGTGAACATAGCCAACTCATCTGCGGTAAACGAGTTCTCGCAAATATCTTGAATGTTGGCTGTTAGTTCAGCATAGTTCATGCCATCGGACCTCTAGCCATTTTGCCTTTAGTCTGCGCTTTGCCGCCACGCACAACGATGCCGCTAGTCTTTACGTCATCGCGCCCGGGGTCGCCCGTGCTTACGCGAGGTGCAGGCATGCCACATCGCATATCTTTTGCCGATAACGTATTGGGATCAACCGAGCCACTCACAGCTTGCTGTGGGTTAATCTTGCCGCCACGCATGGTGTGGGGTTCAGCGTAAACAGATGCAGCGCCCACTTCTTTGCCCATCATTTTCTGACTAAATTTAGCCATGATTACCCCTGATTCGCAACACGGGCTAAACCACGACCCATTTTTTTCATTGCTTCAGATGAAACGCCAGCAGATTTTTTGCCGCCTTTCATGCCCAAGACTTTCGGCTCAACAGTGCCTAAGTTCTTAACGTCAGTCTTACCTTTTTTTGCCACGCCATCAGCGCCACGTTTATATGCCATGATAGGCTCCTAAGAAACTGTAACTTGTCCAACAAACGAAGTAGTCGTCATACCAATTACCTGCATCACCTGTGACCGACTCTGTGGGTATCCCGTAAAGTCCGGTCTTGGATTGCGGATTGCTTGCGGATCATCAACGGGGTACATGCCTAGTTGAAGCTGCGGTTGATCGGGACTCCAGCACTCATTACAAGCCTTAATGTTAGTGGTTTTGGTCTTAACAATAAGATAACGTAGTGTCCGTAGTTTATACCGAAAGCCGCAAATATCGCACTCTGCAATCGCCTTATTGTCGGATGCAAACTTATTACCCACGACTAGCTCCGGATGCCTATGATGCGCGGCACAAACCGTACTGAAGCCTTCTCGCGATCCTCTTGTGCTGCCAAGTCAAACTGAAACTCATACTCTTGTTTAAGCATCTGCATGCGTGGTGCAAGGTCAGGCATTTTCATTGCAATGTAATAAGCTAGTCCTGCCGCAATTGCTGGCAAGAACCGGAAGTTTGCGTCTTGAGTATTCGCACCCGTACCAGCGTCATCAATACGGCGCATGCGCCAGTATTTGAAAATGTAATAAGGTGCGGCTTCTGTACCTTGGTTGGGGACAGGCCATACGACAATCTTAGGGTTATCCCGTAGTCTGCGAACCCATACTTGGATGGGGCGACCTTGTGCTAACTTGTTAGGGATTGTGGCGTAAGTAGATACGCTAATACGAGATATAGTTAAGTCAGACTGAGTGGCGTAATTGCCAGCACCAGTTCTGACCACATGATCCATCAAATCAATGGTATCGGCGGGTAGGTCGTACTCTGCTTGACCTTGAACAAGATTGACTGTACCTTCGTCAATTGTCCACATGTTGATGCCACGGTTTTGGAACTCAATGGTCATCAAGTTCATGGATCGCGTGGCTGTGCGTAGGTCGTAACCTGTACGCATTTCTTTACCGGCACGCTCAAACGCCTCTTCTGCCAGTTCAGCGAAGTCTAGGTCAAAGACAGTGGTTCCGGAAACAGCCATTATCTAAATCCCGATGTTTTCTTAGCAATCTTTTTAGGTTGGGCGACAAACTGTTTGCCTGCCGCCTTACCTGCACGTTTTGCTTTGGTTGTGGCTGCGTACTCCGCAGGGCTAAGGGACTCAATAGCTTTCTTGGGCAAATACCGTTCACCTGTCTCAGACGATTTCTTGCCTGACTTGGTTGTCCATTTCTGGTCACCCCAAGCTTTTAAAGACTGCTGCGGTTTTGCTAGGCTACTCATTTGTATCCACCACCTGCGGCTTTATATCGTTTAGCCATCAATTGTGCTTTTCTGGCTGACCATTGCCCTGCGCCTGTACCTTGAACCGCCGCAGCTTTTACGCTGTTAAAAATACGTTTACGCAATTCTGGTTTGGTGTAGTTGCCCGATTCATT